TCATGACGTCGTTCCAATCCTCTGTGTGTTGGCCCCTAAACAACCTCTCAAAAAGAGCATATTGTAAGCCGCCTCCGTTGTCGCCGGGGACCTGGTTGAGAACCCTGACATAACCACTACTGGTTTCCGTGGAGAGGGCGAAAGTCGAACCCTGGTTGAGGCCAAGGTTGCCTTTCACCGTAAAACAAATCCGACGCCACTGCCAAGGCATGCCAGTGCTGACTTGGATCTCGATCGCCTCCTTGAGGCCAATCATGTAGGGGGTTGAGCTAGTGCGGGTCGACATGTCGAACCGGGTACCCCTGTCGTTACCACTGTTGATGCTGTTGTCGCGTGCAGTAGCGCACCACAAAAAGGCTGCCGCGCCATTGACACCTTGGCCACCAGTTATGATGGCAGGTACATCTGACTTGTAGTTTGGACTGCCGGTTTGGCTATCCGACGTGCTGTTGGTGTACGCGAGCATGGTGTCCCGCTTCTTTAGAGCGGTCACGTTGAGGATCCTTCGCTTCGTCATTGGTCGGCGTCTCGTGTAACTCCGCCTCTTGACGTATGAGGCGCGGGGGCTTGAACGTTTTGAGTAGGGTCGGGTGGATCGTGCGGCCTTTTTGCGATAGGCCGATCGTCGTTGGCGCCGTGCATAGGCCATGTTGAGGGATTTCTTGAGACATTAAATCGCGCAAAGCGGGGTGGGCACTGCCTACTTATAGTTGGGGTGTGCCCTGTGTCCTGGGCTATAATATTAGTTTCGCCCAGGACTCTTTGGACACATGCCATTTCATTGCAATGCCCGCTACTTCCTCATCACCTACTCCCAATGCGGCGACCTGTGTGAGTGGGCCGTGCTGGACCGCTTTACAGAACTTGGAGCTGAGTGCATCATCGCACGAGAGTTTCACGCGGATCTCGGAATTCACCTCCATTGCTTTATCGATTTCGGACGGAAGTTTCGAAGTCGAAAGACTGATGTATTCGATGTGGACGGTCGGCACCCAAACATCCAAGCTTCTCGAGGAACACCTGAGAAGGGTTACGACTACGCGATTAAGGATGGTGACGTTGTTGCAGGAGGACTCGAACGGCCCTCACGCTCAACTGGATCTGGGAAGACTGTTGATCTCTGGTCTCAAATTGCGGGTGCAGAGAATCGAGCGGAGTTTTGGGAACTTTGCGAGGAGCTGGATCCTAAGTCTCTGTGCTGTTCATTCACGCAGCTGCAGAAATTCGCGGACTGGAGATTTGCCGAAGAGCCTCCCGTGTATGAGTCACCCGCTGGATTTGGATTTGTGGCGGGAGATGTTGACGGAAGAGATGATTGGCTACAGGCAGCTGGTCTTGGACTGGGACAGACACAATTGATTGGTAAGTCCTCTTGGTGTATCTTGGCCGTCGCCTACCTCCCCCTGGGGGGCATATCGGGGGGGCCCCTACCCCTCCCTCATGAGGGCCCCCCCCCCACGGGGTCGGGGCTCGAGGCCGCCAGAAAATAATGGTACTAAGACGCTCGCCGCTAGGCAGGTGCGATGTGGCATTGTAATGGTAAAGTGTAACGCATAACTTTGCTGACTAAGCTTAGGAAGACCGATGTCGCTTGTACTGTACGGGAGAACCCGTACCGGCAAGACATTGTGGGCTAGATCACTTGGTCCGCATATTTACAACGTGGGACTTGTGTCTGGTGCGGAGTGTATGAAAGCCACTGACGTCAAGTACGCCATCTTTGACGATATACGAGGTGGCATCAAGTTCTTCCCCGCTTTCAAGGAATGGTTGGGTGGACAACCTTGGGTTAGTGTGAAGTGTTTGTACAGGGATCCTCAGCTGATTAAGTGGGGCAAGCCCTCTATCTGGATCAGCAATGATGACCCTCGTCACGTTATGGAGCCTGGAGACATTTCATGGTTGGAGGAAAACGCGATTTTCATTGAGATAAACGAGCCTATTTTTCGTGCCAGTACAGAGTAGACTCTGGCCTGAAACTCAACTGATCACCTGTTGTTGACCCTGTCCGTGCCCTAAACAAATCCAACACGTAATAATCCCCCATGCCGGGCTTGCCAAGAGTAGAAAAAGATTGGGGATTGGTGGTTCCGCCAAGCTCATCATCATTGTAGACTAGCGTCTTACGCATGCTGTGCCACCTGTTATACCTCCGGATGAATCCGTCATCGTTGCCCGAAGCTAAACTGATAGTCTTGTCATATTTGAGGGTCACGCGTGTACCGTCGACCTTGGCGGTCATGACGTCGTTCCAATCCTCTGTGTGTTGGCCCCTAAACAACCTCTCAAAAAGAGCATATTGTAAGCCGCCTCCGTTGTCGCCGGGGACCTGGTTGAGAACCCTGACATAACCACTACT